CTCGAATCGATAAAAGGAACCGATGATCGAAGAAGAATACGTGCCGGTTTTCGGGTTGTAGCAATGGCCCAGCTTTGAATATCGACCGCTCACCTAATTTACTGTATCTGCGCACAGTGGCAGGCCGATGTACTTGTCCTGATGCTCAACGATCTCGTCCATGAAGCCTGCAGTGCAGCGTACCCCATTCAGGTTAGCGCTGGGGACCGTAAACTACGTGGCCTTGACCGTCATATAGAGATCAGAAGATTGCAGCTCGGAGGCAGACGCGATAAACGTTTTGACTACGTTTTGCATATCGCATTCTCCTTCTTGTTTCACACATCCGAGGGTAGGAGAGCAACGGACGTGCTGCACAGATATATAAGAAGCGGAAACCCGCCGCTTATCAAAAAGAGCATGGGACGAAGCCCATGCTGAAGATAACGTCCGCAATCAGGGCCGCGGAACGCCCAGGTTTCAGTTCACCATAAACATATGCAACCGACTTATTTTACGTCGCCCGGTGACGACCGTGTTACATTCCGTCGTCTCCCATGCTGCCGCCTTCGTTAGAAGGCTTAGGCTGTTTGCCGCGCTGAGCGGCGTCAGGATCAGAGGTTCGTTCATCGTCGTTCATTTCAGGACGTCCGACTTTTCCGGAACCATCGGACTCAACAGGCGCTGCATCGCGAGACACAAGAATCTTGTTTGTACCGTCGGTGTTTTCCTGTTCTCTGCGTGAGCGCTCCAGTTCCATGCTGTAACCTTGAGTTTCAAGCATGGTCTTCGTAGAAACAAGTCCCTTTTCCCACTAGGCCACACAGGCTTCGCGGAGTGCTTTCTTGCCAGCCATGTCAAGTGGCTTGAACGAGAAGGTAGGAATCTCTTTCAAGTTGTAGACGCCAGCAATATCTTCGCGCAGACGTTCGTTGACGAGGGTCATTAGATCACAGAATTCGTCGCGTGCAGTATCGATGCGCGCAGCCGCAGTATTCATAGATACCTGAGCTGAGGCGAATGTAGATCCGTCCTCCGATACGCCGGAAACCAGAATGCCGCTAATGCCGCCGGAAGATAGAATATCGTTGTTAACGTCCTTGTACTTGTCCCATTGAAACAAGTCGTCCAGCTTGGGCTGAACAACATTCGCCTTGGCAAGATGATTGGTGACTACGAGAGGAAAGCCGCTCATGCCCTTCTGAAACAAATTGCGGACTTGAGATAACTCAGCTGCACCTGGCAGAATGTCGGCGCCTTGCTTTTCGTCTCCGTACGTAACGTGCACGAAAGACCGGATGCCCAAATTCAAAACCGCATCTTCATAGGTAGAAATAAGCTCCTTCTTGGACAGAGCTCCGAGGCAAGATGCGATAAATGGAATAGCATAGCGCTGCCAGCTTTCCTTTGGTGCCTGGAAAGGAAAGCAGTTGTCAGGGTTGAGCTGTGCGTATTGCAAACCCTTATTGATAGCCTGCACAACTTCTTCGGGATAGCCTTGGAAGTAAGACTGAAGATTGTTGTCTTCGATCCAGTTCTCTTGAATGGTGTAATTCTTTGCACGCCACTCATTCAAAATGGACGAGCAGTCAAAGTCTACCAACGGTTTGCCGTTCAGCGCAATGTTGCCGATCCTGCACTTGTGAACGGGGAGTGTGATCTACTGTCCCTTATGGATGTAGATATACACGTTGCCGTATTTCCAATACTCCAGGAAGATACCTTCGATCTTGTCTTTGAGCCGCATCTTCTTATAATGCTCCTCATATAGCTTACAAGTCTTTTCACGGGCGCCAGTAAGAATCCACGGAGAGAAAGAATACGGCACGTAGACATGCTTGATGATGCCGTGCACAATCGGGTCTACATCGGTGTAATAGTCGGCGAGTTTATACAAGTCAACCATGCTGTTCTGCTTATCTCGCAGAATACCGTTGTAGTCATAGCCGGACAAGTTGCCGTTGAAGGTGATGTTACTGTTGTTAAAAGATTGAATCTGCTTTTCATCTTGCAGATTGGAAGCTCCCACAACAACAGTAGGTGCATCGATCTTCCGGGCAGAAGATCGAATCATCTCGTCTGTCCGGTCAGCTTCCTGTACAACGCCGGCAAAATAACGTCGGATACTGTCAATAAGTCCCATGAGGCTTCGACCTCCTTTCCAGTTGATTAGAAGTTAGACGCAACTCCGATGCACACGGGGCCACGCTTATATTTTTTCATATTGTCCTTCTCCAACTCGCAGATATAGTCGTTACCCATGGCGAGACTGGAGTATCGGTCCTTGTGTTGATTGACGCGGGCTGTGTCGTATAAGACATTGCCGCTTGCACCAACCTTCGAGATAATGTTGCCCATTTCGAATTGTAACGCATCAGCCTCGAGGAAGACCGCAAGTTCATATACGGACATCCGTTTAGCAGCGTCTTCTATCTCGGCTTGCTTGGATTGGATGACACGGCTTGTCGTGGGCAGCTCAATCGTTCTCTTCTCCAGTGCGACGCGAAGGTTCGTGTAGATACGCTGGTTCAGTGAGTTAACGGCGCGGAAGGGGTGCAATGCAGGGATAGCCGCGGAATTGCGATTAGGCACATCATCTACAACCAGCGGAGGAAACTCTTTGCCAGTTACGGGGTCTACCCATTCCTTATCAAAGAAACGGTCAAGACTGTCACCAAGGCCGCGGGCGTCGTACACAATTTTTTCAGCATTAGGAAACTTGATATGAAAGAGCTTGCGAATTTCTTCGGCAAGCACGTCGAGTCCTTTACCATGGAAGGACCGCATGTAGACAAGTTTCTTTGCAAAAGAACCGTCTGCTCGTTCTGTGAACTTGATGATAGAGATAATGCTGTTGTCAGCATCTTTGGCTTCCGAAGTAGCGATGTCCTATGACAGCACGTAGCGAGACTTTGAATTCTTCGGTTGCTCAAGCTCGATCTTGTCCAGCGTTCGGCATGATAGCGTCAGCTCATACGGGAAAGCCGAGTTAGAGTTGGCGCCAACGAACTTTGAGCCGTACTCCATGTCAAACACAAGGGCTGGCATGCGTTCGCGCTCTTTTTCGAAGAACGACATTTCCGTGATGCCATTGGCGGCCGCGGCTCGATAGTCCAGCGCACAAGCGAAAGATCCAGGAATGCCGCGAGCCATATCTTTCGTGACTCTCAGGAATTCGTTATAAAACGAGTTTGACTTTTCGCATGCAGAAGTAATGTTGACGGTCTTAGACGCATAGTCCTGGAACCCGTAGTTAAAAGACATTTCGCGGCGATAGTTCTTGATAGGGGAGACGATGGCATCCTGATCTTCCTGATTTACCTCAGGGCACTCGTCGATCACGACGATCTTTGCGCGAAGTCCGCGCATAGCCGTGATGGCAAAAGACTCGATCATAGATCCGTTTTTGTATATGCACTTTCCTTTATCTTTTTGGAGCTGCACTAAGGTGCGAGCACCGCCGGTGGTAAGCTCATTGGCAACGTTGGGATTTTGATCGGCTATCATTTTCAGCTTCTGCAAAACCAAGGTTGCCTGTGCGGCCGTGCCAGAGCAGACAGCAACGATCGTGCCTGGGTACAGGCAGCAGATCGCGTGGCAGCAAATAGCCGTCTACCACGTTTTTCCCGAGCCGCGGGATTGAACGATCTTGATGTCGTCTCCATTGCCGAAGGCTCTGGCGATTACATGCTGATCGCGAGTCTACTTGATGGGGTAAAAGGCGTCTTCGATGAAGATGTCGAGATGGCTACGGTAGAAAATTACCTGTTCCTCAGCCAAGTCGAGGTTTGTGACGACGCCGGGACGAATCGTAGCCATATGCTCACCTCGTTACATCGTGTCCAAGCCGAGGGATTCTACAATGTAGCGGAACTCAGCGATAGTGCGGTCAACATCGTCAAGCTCCCATGCAATCTTGCGAGTACATGGATGGCCGGAAGTTTCAAGTTTATAAGTTAGTTCTGCCCAGGATCCCATGCCCCCGTTGTCTCCTGGCTTGCGTTTGCAAGCTGCGAAGTTTGCAGACTTCGAGAGCATGTCGAACTGAGCCAAGGCATCTTTGACTACAGAGAAGTCACATCGCCCGGCAGCATAGTCGTCTTGAGCTTTGTCTGCTAACAAGGAAGCCTTTGAAAGTTTACGAGCATAGTCGCGAAGGTTTTCCGTGTCAAGGTCAAAGTCGTTTTCAAGGCTCTGGTAATAAGTTTCCAGGTAACGGAGTTCGGCGGGCTTGAAGTAGCCATTGAACTCCTCTGAATACACTTTGACGTTGGGATCTGCTTCTTCGATGATTTCTCCGTTTTCCTTTGCTTCTGCATAGGATAGAGCGGTGCCATCCTTGGTAGGATCAATGTATTGATACCGGGTCTGCATCAAGCACGGGATCTGTTGGCAGGTCAACCGCTCAATAATGAGTTTGCGTCTTTCTTCGGTGGTCTTCTGGTAAGTCACATTGTTGGCGGCCAAGGAGGCTGCTTTTTTATTTGCAGCATCCCAGATGCGCTCATCCCAAGCGCGGTGGTTTTCCCAGAAATATTCGCGCATCTCGTCCTTTGTAGTGCAACGGTTTACACAGTCCTTGCACCAGATGTCCTTGCCAAGCTGCTCTTCCCAATCTCGATTGCTGTAATAGTCAGTAAGAGGCTTAACCCGGCCGCAATGCAGACATAGTTTGGTTTGCTTATTCGCAGGGGTCGCTTTGCGGGATTTTGACTCAGTCACATTCGCCATCTGCGTCACATCCCGTGAACAGTTCATTTAGGTCCTTGGCAGTAACGATGACCGCCTCTGCAGTCCAGTCAGGCAGGGTGGTGGAGTCGTTGATTGTGCGCTCCATACGCTTATACGCACGTTCGCGATCAACCTCGGTGTAGAAGTCCAGCTACGCAGCAAAAAGCTCAGGGGACTTGCGGTACTTGTACTGGCGGATTCCGTACTCAGGCTTAATCTTTACAAACGTGTATCGGATGCCACGCTCTGCGAGATAGCGAACCTCGCGGCTCCATTCGGTCATATACTCGGAGTCAAAGGCCTTATTGGGCAGGCGCTCAGGGCGGGTAGTGGCGTTGGTCATTTCATTAGTCATGTTCATCTTCTCCTTTAATTTGGGGTGGCGGAAAGTTTTTCTTTCCATTACGTTGTTTTTCGAATGCGTACAGAAAAAGAGTGGGGAAGAAACATATACTGGGTATTTACGGAAACGAAAAACTTTTTCAGCGTAAATTCCGCAAATAAAAGAGCACCCGACGCTTGTGACATCGAGTGCCGAAACAAGGAGGATTAACCCATGAAGAACAGCAAGCTCCGTACCATGAAGGAAATCCAAGAACACAACCGCATGACCAGCAACCAGCGACTGAAGCATCAGTACAACTGGGACTTCATCGGATGGCTGCAAGACGAGCATCCCTTCCTTGCACTGCTGTTGAACGCAGCAATACTGGCAGGATTCGCAGCAATGCTCGTGTGGGCGTTCTTGCATCCTTATGGCTAATCCACCTCTACGGGAGATCGGCGCGGCAACGTCGGTCTCCCATTTCAATTATACATCAGTGAAAATTGACTGTCAACAAAGATTCATATCAGTCTCTGAAACATGAGGAGATTGACATGAGCCTTTGTGCTCAAATAAAAGAGCCGCTGCAGCAACAGCGACTCAGAAAGGAGAGATCTTGCGATGATGACGCAAGAACCCAAAGGGTATCCCGTCCCCTATGGATGGAAGGGATACGTCCAACGTGAGCAGCGCTGGATGACTTTTGCTACCGAGCAAGAGTACCTGGAGTATATCTCCGAATAACTGCTCAGGGCAGGGGAGCGGCAACTCCTCTGCCCTTTTACTTTACCATGAACAAGCCTTCGTGTCAACCTTTGAGAAATCAAAAGTTGACATGAGTGCTTGTCACTCAAATAAAAAAGAGCCGCTGCTGGAACAGCGACTCAAAAGGAGGTTCTTTCATGCGGCACATGAAAGATTTCACTGTTGTTGGTCTTCTCCCTATGAAGACCGTTGACGATCCTGCATGCCGGTTTACTGACCGGTATGGCAAGGGCGGAACTGTTGCCGATTGGGACGTGTATGTCCTGCTCGACGATGATCAGTTCCATTGGGCCCGATATGCCTGGACGGAAGCTCAGGCGCGCTACGAGGCACGGACTCTCAGCTACCGACAGTTTACGGCCGTCAAGATCGTGAACAGCGAAAAGAACACTGCAGAGTTCTTCGCCTACGGCAAGGTAGTGGCATAAACACTACACCCAGTGTTCCACTTAAGTGTAGCACTTGTCAAGTCTTTTGTCAAGAAGAAAGGAGTTTGTCATGATCAGAGAGATCAATCTATTTGGCATCATTGTGTTGACAGACGATCGTTCATTGCCATCTTTGGCGGAAACAGTTCCTGTTACCGAATGTTGGTGGAACGGATATGTTGTCATCCGCAACAAGCATTACACCGGGGACGCAGACCTATTCAAAAACAAAAAGGCACAAGCCGCATTTGATGCAGCACAAGCCGCGTATGAGCAGATCCTGGACGTATTAGATAAATCGGGTTACAACGAAGAATTTGATGCACACGTCTTGAAACTACGAGCTCGTGTACATGGAGAGCCGCGTCTTGTTCTGAAACATCGTACCAAAGTGTTCGGCGATATCCCGTTTTAATTCACCTGTTCCCTGTTGGGCACGGCTTCGGTCGTGCCCATAAGGGAGCATGCGATATGTTCCCGTCAGTCATGCAGCGGAGTTCTGCATGGGCTGCGTTCTTCACGCAGCAATCTCAAGGTGGCTGAGCTCGCCATCTTACTCAATGACGCTCCCTGAACAAGAAAGGAGGTGATGCCCTTGTCCTAGTCTGAGCCCTGAAGCAATGGCAAACGAAAAGCCGACATGATGCAACATGTCGGCCGAGTGGAAGTGTTTGCCTTGTGGGCTCCCCATCTTTAACTTCCACGCCCATTGTAACACGACGCGCCCTATGCGTCAACACTTGCGACAAAAGTCGCACAATTAATTGGAGGTAACACCATGAAGTACATCGATCTGATCACCAAGGAAGCTACTCTGCGCAACCTGCCCCGCTCCCTGTTCGAACTTGCCGACCTTCTGAAGGATGCTGACATTCCTTTCGCTTTCTCTACCGTCTGTCAGATGACCCGGAACGATGCCAACGTCTGGGTACAGGATCTCAGAACTTTCATCGGATGTCCTGCTACTGAAGACGCCTGCGTTGTCAGTGCCGTTTCCCATAAGTATTCCTATGGCGGCGATAAAGGGCTGGTTGAAGTGTGGAACCGTGAAAACGATGACAATAAAGGTTGGCTCGACGCTGCCTCTGCTTTCTCTGTGATTGAGGCATGGTGGAAGACCAAGACGGATGATGAGCAGACGGAGCTTCGCAGCATGCGTGCAAATGCTCGCCCTGAGCACTGCAAGATCGACCGTTGTTTTGAAGCGCATGAGGAGGGCGAACGCTTCTCCCAGCCGTCCCCTGTGACTCATGCCGCAACCAAGAGCATGCTCAGCATTCACAACTACTCCGTCGTCACCAAGTCCCTGACCGAAGTCGTCCTGTTCTCCTCTGCCATGATGGAGAAGCTCGAGTCCCTCGGCTGTGCCGAAGACGGCATCATCAAGGTCGCGTCCGCGCTGGAAATGGAACTTTCCGACGAAGTCCGTGCCGCATCCCAGGCGCACCTGGAGAACATCATCGCAATGGGTTTGACCGTGAACGGTCTGTCCTATGTGCCTTTCTTTGCCGGCAGCAGCGACATCCGTAAGGGCAGCTCCGTATGGATTCGCAAGGATCTTTACGCCCAGATCGGAAAGTGGGCCATGTGCGGCCTGAAGACCAGCGAGCTGAACATCGCTGTGAACAAGTTTGCCGCCTATATCGGTCTGCTGATGTCCAGCACCCGTACCTTCGAGCAGGTCTACGGCTGCAAGCTTGACATGCGCCGTGTTTGCGTTGTGCCCGACACCTACGTCGAAGTCACTGATAAGGTAAACTTCGTCGAAGGCGCCAAGGTCACCGAGGTGGATGCTCACACCGTCCGCATCAACGCCTTCGATGGCGCTGCCTATATCCGTCCCGAACTGACGGGCGGCAAGTGCAGCACGCTGCGCGCACCCTGGGTCAAGGCTCTGGCTGTGCCGATCGACTTCATCGGTTATGCCGAGGAAAACGACCTCAGCACCGTCATCAAGGATTGCTGGGGCAATGAGGTCGACCTTCGCGAAATCGACCTGATCCTTACCGAATCCTGTTTCAAGATGACCGCTCAGTACAGAAGCTTCCAGCAGTATCAGGAATCCTTCGAGGAGAATGGCCATGAGGTTCGCGTCTGCGTTGAGGAGCATGCACCCCGCCGTAAGGACATGCCCTATCAGCAGCTCCAGACCCTGGTCGGAGGAACGATCGTGGACGCCATGAACCTGGCCTACATGACCAAGGAAATCATGGACTCCTATAAGGATCCCGACGAAGCCGCGGGGCTTGTCGGCGGCAACATGGCCAAGGCTGCTCGTCTTTATCATGGCCTGCTGGCAGATTCTTATACTGCCGCCATGGTGAAGGAAGCCTATGACTCCAAGCGCAACAAGGCGCTGGGAGGCAAGGTATTGGGGATCGGCTATAACGCATTCATCGCACCCGATTCCGTTGCCATGCTGGAGGCGCTCTACGGCCTGCCCGTCAAGGGCGTACTGAGAGCCGGTGAAGTTCACTGTGCTCCTGCCGGTTTCGGCGTCGTCGACGTCACTCGCAGCCCGCACCTGGATCATGCTCATTGCCTGATGCTCAACGTGCGCAAGCCCAGCAAGTATATGATGGGTCCCACGGTGTACTTCAACATCTGGGATATGACTACCATCCGCCTGCGTGCGGACTATGATGGCGATCATGTCTGGTATAGCCGCAACAGCTTCCTCATGGAAGCCGTCCGCAAGACGAACAAGCTCCTGGGTAATCTGCCCGTGGACTGGATCGCACCCAAGGCGCCCAAGGCTCCCATCAATCGTGCAAATCTTGCCCGGTTCTTCGCCAGCCTGACCCAGACCAGCCAGATCGGCATCTATGCGGATAATTTCACCCGCTTCTGGGCCTGGCTGAATACCGAGCTCGACAAGGGTGAGGTCACCGTCGAGGAAGCCCGCGAAGTCTGGTGCTGGCTGACCTATGCCGGCAATGTTCTGATCGATGCCGCCAAGCATGGCTCTGCCAACGTGCGTCCTCCCAAGCGTGTGCAGGAATTCTCCCGCACGACGCTGCCCGCCTTCTGTGAGTATGCCAAGGCCAATGCCGCTCGTCCCGTCGGTGATGAGTACTGGGCCGGACGCTGCTCCAAGACCGGAGGATTCGGAGACATGTATATGAAGGCCGTCCGCGATAACGTGGCCAAAGAGCTGCGCATCGAAGGCAGCGAAAACTTTGTCTTCGACCCCACAGTGATGATGCACGACCCGGCAAACATCAAGCCCGGTCAGAGCCTGCAGGGACTGTTCGTCCGTGGCCGCTGGAACAGCGAGCTGCAGAAGGCAGAAGGTGAAGGTCTGTTTCAGAAACTGGCCTTCGCGTCCGCTCGAGAGCTAGAAGCACTGCGCGATGGCAACAACAGCGTGTATCATGTAGAAAGCTGGGAAGCCGAGCGCGGCCATATCGCCTTTGAGCAGATCCGCGCTTGGGTCGAAGAGCGCGGCGAAACCATCGAGCATGCCTATGATGTCATCGTGGCTGCAGTGTTCTGCGGCAGCCGCAACGCCTCGGAGGCCTATCAGTATACGCTGAAGCGGGCCTTCTGGTCTTTCTTCGGTCCCATGGCCATCGATACCATCCGCAGCAATGTTAACGCGGATGTCTTCGATTCTGACCTGGAACTGCCCGACGACCTCGATTGCGAAGTCGACTGCGACTGATCCAACCCATATCCCTGGGCTCCCTTCGGGGAGTTCCCGGGGAGTTCGGTTCAGAGGCTCTTGCTGGAGCCTTTGACCTGAGCTCTTCAGCTCACCTGTAACGTTACAGGTTATTAACGCGCCGGGGGGAGCCCTTTATTTCCGGGGCCGGGGTTTTTCGCTCCGCTCGCCGCGTCGCGCGGTACCTGACGGTACCTTCCGCCACGACTCGCTCCGCCCTGGCTTCCTTGCTGGTTGTCGGGTACCGGAGCAACAACACCGTTGCTTGTCTGTTCCTTTGTTGGTTGTCCTTATCGTTTCTCGTGAGAACGGCCCTCCTGCGTCGGGCGCCAGCCAATGAAATAAAGTGTATGCTTCGGCGCAATGTGCGGTCTGCGCACGAAGAAGCGAGAAAGGGGAGGACCCCTAGTTTTTCGGGGGCCATCTTTTTCCACGCGCCGCTGCTTTGGACGGGGCCACACTTTTTCTGCCACTGGCTCGTCTGCACCTTCGAGGTTGACTCTGACCGCAGCGTGCCCTCCTACGTCGGGCGCCAGCAAATGAAATAAAGGGCATGACCCTGTTGAAGGAGGAATCCCATGATTCAGCTTGTCCTGTACTCCCTGTTCACGCTGCTTGTCTGCGCCATTGCATTCTGTTCCGGCGTGCATCTCTCCTACCGCTTCTTCCGTGAAAAGGAAGCAGCTGTCAACCATACCCGGCAGCAAGTCGAGCATTACCATGCCACGCATCTCATCTGCCCGCACGACGTTTCGAAGCATCCCAGCATGACTGCTCCAGCTCCCATGCCGCCTGCAGTCTACGTGCCCAAGCATGGGGCATTTGCCCCCGGCGGCCCCATTGACGCCCGTCTGCAAGAAACGGGACATGCAACATTCCTGTTTCCGTCCAAAACGAATTAAGGAGGTTTTTTCATGGCAACTGCACGTTACAAGATCACCCTGACCGTCCAGAGTTCCTGCAAGGAAGCCGAGAAGCTTGGCAGCTGGAACTATAAGATCAACACCGGAGGACTCTCGATCGCCGGCGTCGGCAGCACGACCGGTGAAAACATGAGCGCTTACGCTGCCGTCCTGCATGGCATCATCGACGCCATGAAGACCCTGGAGAACCCGTGCTTCATCACCGTTCGCACTCGTCAGCTGGCCATCGTCCAGACCGCCCTTGGCATTAAGGAACGGGGCTGGAAACCCAAGGGACGCGCTCCCTGGAGCCAGGTTGACCTCTGGCATAAGCTCGTCGACACTGCTAACAAAGGCGGCCACAAGATCGCCTTTGAACATATCTAAAGGAGGATATCCCATGTTCAACCCCATTCAGATCGGTTCTGCCTGCAACAAGCTTTCCGAGTTCCTCGTCCGCATCTCTGAAGTTCCCAACGTGAACCTCGACAAGATCTGCTTCTCCCTGCCCATCGACGTCGGAGGAGACAAGGTCGTCCTGAAGGAAGAGCCCGGCTTCTTCGCCGTGGAGATGCCCGAATTCACCCATGAGTTCCTGTCTGACAAGCCCAACGCCAAGACCGTGCGCGCTGCCGTGCTGGCCTACCAGAGCGTTGCCCGCCGCGATGAAAATGAAGACAAGGCCCAGGAGCTGGTCTGCTCCATGGCCAAGAACGGCGACGTGTTCGTGGAGGACATGGACTCCAATATCATCGACCTGTTCCTGAAGATGTGGAGCGATGCCTACGGGGAGGATGAACCTACCATGTACGTGCATGCCTCGACCAACGACCGTACCGGCGAGACCGTCATCACCGGCTATATCAAGACGAAGCTGTCTCCTGCGGAGATTGCCGCCAGGGCCAACGAAGACGGAGCGGCCGAAATGACCTCTGCCGTCGGCGGCAGCATCAAGATGAAAGAGGCGATGTGATATGTCTCGCAAGCCTCTGTCCGTTCTGCACATGAACTTCGACAAAAAGGACGGCTTCGCCGAGCTCGTCGCCAAGGCCGTCAAAGTCTGCCACATGGATCGCGGTGAAGCCGCGCTCCTTCTGTTCTATGCCAGCTGCTCCTCCGGATTCTCTCCCAGTGCCCAGCTCATCGCTGAGAAATGCGGCGTGAAGAAGAACTACGTCGCATGTCTTCGCCAGAAGCTGATCGACAAGGGTATCATCACCATCGTGAACGACAACGTTGTTCTGGACTGGAGGCGCATCAAGGTAATCAGCTCTCTGAACCCCAAGCTTACCGACAAGAACGGATGGGTGAAGCCCATTCCTCCCGTAGGCCTTGACCGCCTTAGTAAGTTCATGGAACGCTGGCCTTCTGCTCTGGATCTGTACACCCTGCCCATGGACACCCTAATCGAGCGTCTCGGCTCAATGCCGCAGTGGGTCTATAACGGATGGCGCGCCCAGGTCAACCGCGACCTCAAGCGCCATGGTATTATCCGCATCAATCAGATTCTCGGATAATCTCCAGCTTCTGTGCACAATCTGAAAGTTTATCGAGAAACGATAAGAAAACTGTATATAATATATACGATTACTTTCGACTCCGTCAATGTCAACGCCAATGATGTTTATCGAGAAACGATAAGAAAGCTGTGCATAATATATACCCTGTGAAATGCGACGCTTGTCGCAAGCTTGCACGACATTTATCGTAAAACGATAAGGAATCTGTATATAATATATACCTTGTACGAGATGTGTGTTGAGCTGGGAATCGGAGGGTAGAAAATAGGGGAGAGAAAAGGCTGGTGAACTATTTTCCCCTTTTCCGGATATTCGTTTTGGTTCTCCTTAAAAGATTCTCACAACAAAACCTGCTTCAAGTTTTGCTTAGATTATCACAAATCACGTCATCAGTGACTTGCACCAAGTCAATTTTCAACTTTCTTTGCTGCGTTGCCGCCGCCAAAGCGGCAACCGCAGCGAGATCATACTTCATGTAGGCTCAAGGAAGTATCCAATATCACTCCCGCGATATATAAACCCGGCACATCTCCTGAAATTTCAAGTAGTCTTCAATCGAATCTATTTGCCCTCCTACGTCGGGCGCCAGCAAATGAAATAAATACTTAAGGAGGCGTTGGCTTATAGATCAAGCTATTGAAAACGAGTTGCTCAGCGAAATGCTCAACGGCCGCGTCGCCGTCCAGATTCCTGATAATCATGATGATGCTGAAGCATTCCTGAAATGGCTTCAAGCAAACTGTCCCGACCTGTACTGGAACGATGGCTCTGTTCTGACTGAATTCTGTCCCTATATCAACGTCGACCGTGTTCCTCAATGCTTTCACAGGCGGCCAGACAAAGGCCTCATGTTCGACAGCAATCGCTATATCGCAGAAATGTTGTCATGCACGATCGTCACAGTCGATGAAATGATAGCCGCGACAAGTACCAAGATTCCAGACGTCTCCGACTTCCTTGACCAGCTTTTATAAGCCAACCACAAGACAACTTCCTTCTCGACTTCAAAATCTGTTGGCGGCCAGCCAACAATCATCTCAATATTCCAAAGAGGTCTCCCCTCGGTTTTCTCAATGATAAGAAAGGAGTTTCCCTATGCAGAAAATGATCATTATCGGCAACCTGACTGCTGATCCGACCATTCGTGACGTCGCCATGAGCGATGGCACTACGGCCAAGATCTGCAACTTCAACGTGGCCGTCAACGAGCGCTATAACGGGCGCGAAACCACAACCTACTTCCGTGTCAGCGCCTGGCGTCAGCTGGCTGAACTCTGTCATCGCTACCTGTCCAAGGGCCGAATGGTCTATGTCGAAGGTACCATCAAGGCTTCTGCCTATACCAACAATCAGGGTCAGAATGTGGCCAGCCTGGAGCTGACTGCTCAGACTTTAAAGTTCCTCGGCTCTGCGCCGCAGAACAATGGCGCGGCCCCTACTCAGCAGAACAACCCCGCGACTCCTGCCCAGCCTGGCGTTGAGCCCAACTATGGCGTTGGTCAGCCTGCCGATCCCAACAACGGCTTTCAGGCTGTCGAAACCGACGAACTGCCCTTCTGATAATAACACCCAAGTCAGCTGTCGGGGGCCCACCAGCCCCCGCAGCTGGCGACAAATACTTGCACGGTCGCCAACATCAGCCACCGATCGAGGATCAACGGAGCTCGACAGAGCGTATTTACTCGTGATGGATGACGTCTGGCGTTGGCCTGTTGCATCATAACTTCAACAACGTCTCAGAGACCCCACCTCCTGGTCTCATAGCCGACGGGACATGGTGAATAGGGAGCGCCATGTCCCAATATCACGCGAAGGTTGCTTATCCATCGAGATAAATCAGGTTCAATCCCTGTACGCGTGACCCCTACCCAAGACATTGACTGCATGACCGATCTGACC